AGACTAGCGAACTGAATGATGACGCCATCATCTCGGTCAGCGAAATGGTTGCTCGCTCGGTAGCTCAAACCTTTGCTCAGAAGGAAGACGAAGCTGGCTTTCTCGGTGACGGGACGAGCACCTATGGCGCGATCATGGGTCTTGCATCCGCGATTGCCGCTGGTTCGGTCGTCACCGCGACTAGCCGAGCTACTTTCGGTGTGCTGACCTTTGGTGACTTTGAGGCCATGGTTGGTGCTCGCAAGCTTTGGCGAGGCAATAGCAATCCGAAGTTTTACATCAGCCAAGCGGGTTGGGCCGCTTCGATGTTGCGACTGATGGATGCTGCTGGTGGCAACAGCATTGTGGATCTGCAAAGCGGTGCTCGTTCGTACTCGTTCCTCGGCTACCCAGTAGTCATCAGTCAAACCCTTGAGTCGCGACTGACCGGAACGACAACGGCGAGAGCTTGCTACTTTGGCGACTTGGCACAGACAGCGATCCTTGGCACGCGCCGAGGCATTTCGCTCGCCGTTGACAATTCGCTCGGGTTCCTCAGCGACACCATCTACTTGCGAGCAACCCAGCGAGTGGACATCAACGTCCACGATCGCGGTGATGCTAACAACTCCGGTGGGTTTGTTGCACTGAACTTTGGCTAATCGCTAGTTCCTCCTAGCGCTTGGGGGCTAGGCTTTCGGGTCTAGCCCCCTCTCTTCCAACCAACATTTTTTTGCAAGGGTAAAACTAAGATGGCTAAGGCTCAACAAGCTCTGGATTACACAATCATGCTCGCTCCGGTGACGGCAGCGACAGCATCGCGAACCGCTTCGGTGGATACTCGCGGCGCGGACTACGCGACCATTCTCGTTACGCTCGGTGCTGAGGCGAACACCAACAGCACCAACGTGACGCTGCAACTGGCAGAAAGCGACACGAACGGAAGCTTTGCTACGTTCAACTCGAATTTCAACCGCGTCATCGACAACACGGCATCGGTCGTTGTTGCTTACCACGTCAATCTGCAAGGTCGCAAGCGGTATCTGCAATTGACCATTTCTCCCGACACTGGCGCGAATGGCGCGGTGATCGGTTCGGCAATGTCGGTACTCGACCTTGAGTACAAGAACGTAGCCGCAAGCAGCAACGCTGACGTTGTTGTCGTTGGTTAGTTTCAAGTTAGCGCTAGGAGGAACAAAAGCGATGGCTAAACAGGTTCGTGTTCGAGCGGTGATGACAACGGGTCGGCATGAGATTTCTTATGCCAGGACGTGGATTGATCGCTCGCTCAGGCAAGCGGGAGTGCCGCTCGCTGTGTCATTCGGTGTGTACTACGGACAACTGATGCAACGCATGTTTGAAGACGCAATTAAGGATGATCTTGATTTCGTCGTGACGGTCGACGGTGACAGCGTTTTCACAGGTGACCAGGTGCATCGATTAATCTGCATTGCAGCGAACGAAAACATGGATGCAGTTGCATCAATGCAAGTCAGGCGCGGCATCAAAAGCCTGCTTGGGTTCAAGAAGGGGCAAACGTCTGCCGTGTGGGATGGAACTCCCATCGAGGTCGATGCGGCACACTTTGGATTGACCGTGCTGAATGTCAAGAAGTTGGCGATTACTCCCAAACCATGGTTCTACTGCAAGCCCGACGACAAGGGTGAATGGGGTGAAGACCACATTGACTCCGATATTTGGTTTTGGCAGCAGTGGAAGGAGGCTGGCAACAAGTTGTACATCGACCCAGGTTGCCGCATCGGACACGTTGAGGAGATGGTTGTCATGCACAATGAGGACATGGTGCCAACCCATTACTATCCCAAAGATTGGGACGCGATGATGATGGAGAAGAAAGATGATACGACTGCTGAAGGACTGGAAGAAACATCGAGCGGGAAAGGTGATCGATGTCCTGACCCCAGGTGTAGAGGATCTGCTTGTCAATCGCCTGAGGATTGCCCAGTATGAAACTAGTGCCGGAGCTGGTGACCAAAGCGATCGCGGAACCACTGACCTTGGCAGAAGCCAAGAAGCAAGTGGAGATTTCGTCGAGCGACAGCACTCACGATCAGCAACTGCAAATGATGATCGAGGACGCAAGGCAGCAGTGGGAAAGAGACACCGATAGCGTGTGCTGCTTCCAGACCTACAAGGTGCGGTTGCGAGCGTTCTACGATGAACTAAAACTCCCGAAAAGCCCAGTTCACAGCATCATTCACATCAAGTATTTCAACGCGGACAACACGCTGACTACTTGGCCGAGCAACAAGTACCAATTGCACGTCGACGAGGTACGGGTCGCTTACCTGGAGACCATTCCTGCCTACGCGGCTCGATGGGACGCTTGGGAGGTTCAATACAAGTGCGGATACTCGCAGGACCAATCGCTAGTGCCGGCGATCGCAAAGCGAGCCATGCTGCTGCTGGTTGGCTACTACTTCGACGCCAACCGGGGCGATAACGATCGCGTAAATGACTTGAGAGCCTACGAGGCGTTGGTTGCCAAGTTTATGCGGAGTAGCTACCCATGAGCGGACGAAACAACCGCATTAAGACATCGGCATTTCGCCAACGCTGCAACATCGAACAGGTGACGGAGACGCAGGACGGGTACGGTCAACCGATCGTGACGTGGAGCGACTTTTTGGTGAATGAGCCGTGCCAGTTCATCCCGCAATCGGGTACCGAAAACATGCGAGGGCGAGAGCTTGAGGCAAGTATCGCTGCCGTGTTTCGCGTCCGCAAGCGACCTGGCTACAACGTCAAGATGCGTGTGAAGTTCAACAACGAATTCTACGGCATCAAGTACATCAACCCAGTCGAAGGATTGGATCGATACCTCGAACTGATGGTGAGTTCATCGTGATTCAATTCAAAATGAAATTCGATGACAGGATATTGAAGGCGATTGGCGACTTGCCGTACCAAATTCAGTACAAGTGCATCGACCCGGCCGCTCGCAAGATGGCACAACCAATTGTGAGACAAGCGAAACTTGACCCGCCAAGCAGTCGCTCTCTGAGTGGTACGCAGCGGTGGGCCCAAGACAAGTCGGTTGCCCCAAGAGATAAGTGGTCGCAATCAGCAAGAACCAAATACGAACGAGACGATTCCGGTCAGCATGTTATCTCGAAGTACCGCAAGTATTCCCGAGGTGGCATTTTGTACATCGGTATGCAAGCGACCAAGCAGGGCATGGGTCGCAAGATGCACTTTCGGCTGCCTGTAACTAAAGGCGAACGCAAGTTGTACTACTGGGGCCGACCTGGACAGATTATCACCCAGCAGAGCGGTCGATCAAAACAAACCGTTACCTATACTCGCGGCCAAAGCAAGCGAGCTATTAAGCGTGAACGAAGCAGTCGATACATACAGCCTGGTAGCACAATCAAGCTGGAGCGAGCGCACTTTTTGAAACGGGCGTACCAAAAGACGTTTAACCAGTCACTAGGCATATTCCAAGCCGAGTTTTACAAACAAGCGGAGGGACTGACTCTTGGCTAGAAATTTACGACTTACAGACACTGTATCAATTGCGAGCAGCGGGACGGTCTCTACCACGGCAACCATGGAGTCCAACCGTATTCCATTGGCCGTGCTACTGCCAGCCGCGTTCACTGGAACCTCATTGAACTTCCAAGCGTCAGCTGACGGATCGAACTTTTTTACGGTCTACGATGACGGCACGCTCTATGCGCCCGCCGTCAGCACATCGCGATGGGTAACGCTGAAGCGATCGGCAATGGACTCGGTCAAATACATCAAGATCGTTTCCACATCAACGGAGACTGCGGCTAGGACCATAACCTTGGTGAGTGGTGAATGAGTGCCATTGGCAAAGCGTTCAGAACGAAAGTCCTTAGCTATGCTGCGGTATCTGGCATCGTCGGCCAACGCATGTACAGCGATGTGCTTGTCGAGAAATGCCAACTGCCAGCGATTTGCTTTTATGTCACCTACACCGAACGCGAACACACAATCACAGGTTTGTCCAAAGCAGCACATGCACACATTACGGTCGAATGCTACGCAACGAGCCGCGATGGTGCCTCGCTGCTGTCCAAAGCGATTCGTGAGACTGGCATCGATTCATTTAGAGGCTTGGTTGAGAGCCATAGGTTCTGTGGAGTGGAGTACGTCTCGGGTGACGAGTATTTCACAGACCCTCCAACCGATGGCAATCAAGTCCCAAGGTACGTTTGTTCGTTTGATGTTGTTGTTCACTATCAGGAGCCGTAAAAATGCCTAAGAGTATTGCCGACACTGGCCTAGGTGCCACCATCGCAGGGACTGGTCTTGTGACCACCGAAATCACTCGTATTGGCGAGTTGACGATTGGAGTGGATGCACTGGACATCACTCACCTCGGAACCGCTGGAATGAAACGCATGCGTCCCGGCGACCTGCGCAACAATCCTGAAGTCGAAATCGAGTTTAACTGGCTGGGTGCCGCGCCGCCGATCACTACGGCCATGATTCCGACCGTTGAGCCATACGCAGGCATCACCGCCACGGTGACATACCCAGAAGGTGGCGGGTCAGTCGCTGGAACCGTTTTCGTGAAGAGCGTCAAGTTTCCCAACGCAGCGCAAGGTGAAATCATGAAGGGGTCGTACACGATCCAGTTCGATGGTGCCACCGCGCCTGCGTTCACTACTACTTCCTGATAAAGGTGTTTCATGTCTGTTGAACTGAAACCAGATATGCGGATCGATTTCACTGGCAAGCAAGTCGAGTTTACTCAGTGGCAAGTGTACGTCGACGACAAGCACGTCGCGTACCTAAACCACCAAGAGAACTCGGAGTTGCTGCCGTGTCGTGTGAACTTTCCGGTGGAGCGGATCCCAGAGATCGTGAAGGCTTGTGAAGAGGAGCGAGAGCGACTCGGCAAGCCGTCTACGGTCAGGCCGCCAGCGGAATACAACTTGCGGTTCATCGAGTGCCGCAAGGTTTTGGACGAGCAACTTGTATCGGATGAGGATGACGATGAATAA